CAGTGGTACGGTTGATTGAAGACCACCCAGAACTAGAACACCTACACACAATGACAGTGGTTAAGCACCGCATTGGTTTAGTGCAGGGCTTACTGGATAACGTAGACGTAGATGGTTTTGTTAGGGCAGAGATACAGGGCTTGACTAATACACTACGGTTTAAACATGCCGTGTGCGTCAACCTACCCTCAGAACGTAAGCCGTACGGCTCAGAGATACGTGCATTATTTACAGTACGTAAAGAAGGACACACGCTATGTGGTTCTGATATGGCTTCACTGGAGGATAGAACTAAGCAGCATTACATGTGGGACTATGACCCTGATTACGTTACTGCTATGACTACGGATGGCTTTGACCCCCACCTTGACTTAGCTTTATCGGCTGGTGCAGTTACACAAGAACAAGTGGACGAGTACAAAGCAGGCAACAAGACTGATGAGGTAACACAACTGCGTCATAACTATAAGGGTGGTAACTATGCCTGTACGTATGGGGCTGGTGTTGCTACGTTATCTCGGCAGTTAGGTATCAGTGAGGCTGAAGCCACCAAGATACACAAGGCCTACTGGAAGCGTAACTGGGCACTGAAGGAGATAGCTAAGAACGCTGGGGTACGTAACGTCCAAGGTACACTGTGGCTGTGGAACCCAGTCGCCAAGCTGTACTACTTCCTAAAGACCGAGAAGGATAAGTTCAGCACACTCAATCAAGGTACGGGCACATTCTGCTTTGATATGTGGGTTGCATTCATTATCCAGAAGCGTAAGCAGCTAACCGCACAGTTTCACGATGAGGTTATCTTGGAACTACAGGAGGCTAAACAAGAAGAAGTATCATTACTATTAAAGGAGGCTATACAAAAGGTAAACAAACTGTTAAAGTTAAATCGTGAGTTAGATTGTGACGTATCATTTGGCACAGACTATTCACAAATTCACTAAAATATGGTATAATATACTGGTACAATTATTTTCCTTAAAGGGGTAAAAATATAATGGCACTAAATAGAACGTCAGCGCAAGCTGCAACAACCAACTCTACTGTTGAGTACACTAACCTAACGGAAGGTGAACACGAAGGTCGCTTAGTATATGTGGCTGACTTAGGTATGCAGGAACGCAGCTACATGGGTGAAGAGAAGCCAGCGTGTCAGCAAATTTCATTAGGCATTGAGGTAATGGGCAAGGCGGTTGAGATTGATGGCACGATGCGTCCCCGCTTACTTTGGACTAAGCCGTTTAACATCTTCCAAACAATGGATGAACGCGGTAACGAGTACAAGTACTTCAAAACCTTTCAGCCAACCGCACAAGATGGACAGGTTGCTGACTGGGATGCAGTGTTAGGTACGCCGTGTAATATCTTAGTTAAGCACAGTGTTAGTGGTGATAGAACGTACGACAACATTGATAGCATTGTTGCTATCCCTACTAAGTACCATGAGGCAGTAGCAGCTTCAGAGTTTACGGACGCTTGTGTAGGCGACTGTGATGATGAAGACAATGCAGCACAGAAAGCTATGTTTGGCCTTGCTAGGTTCGTGTTTGAGAAGCGTGTGAATGCGAAGACTGCAAGTACCAAGCCTAACTTAAAGGCTGTGAGTGATGATGAAGACTTGTCAGATGACATTCCTTTCTAGTCATGAAACTTCTAATAGATGGCGACCCTATTGTTTACAGGATAGGGTTTGCCTCTCAGAAGAAGGATAAGGAGACGGGGTTGGTTACGGCTGACCCCACTTCCTACGTCCTGTACTCCTGTAAGACTTTTGTTAATTCGTTTATAGAACACGCCGAAGCAGACAGCTTCAAAATGTTTCTTACTGGCAAAAATAACTTCCGCTATAAGGTACGCGAAGATTATAAGGCCAACCGTAAGGGCACAGAAAAACCAGTACACTACCAGCTTGTACGAGACTACCTAACCAAGCACTTCAAAGCACAGACTGTTGACGGCATAGAAGCCGATGATGCTCTAGCACTATCGCAAACTAAAGACACAGCAATAGCTACGATAGATAAAGATTTGTTAATGGTTGAAGGTAAGCATTACAATTATGTCAAGCGCACATGGCAGACTGTTACCGCAGAAGAAGGTGAATACTTTTTCTATAAGCAAATGCTAACTGGTGATAAGGTTGACAACATCATCGGCATACGTGGCATTGGTGAGAAGAAAGCAGTAAAGCTTTTAGATAGCACTGACAGGAAAGATTGGGATAAAACCATTATCGAACTGTATAAGAAAGAGTTTGAGGATGGCTATCACCGCGCAGTACAGAACACACAGTTATTGTGGATGTTACAGCGTGACAAACAGATGCCAATGGATTTTAAATGAAACCTAAAAACAAAAAGAAAGACCCGTACCGCAGTGGTTTAGAGAGAACCTTTGCTACTAACACAGCAGGGTTTGGGTTTGAGTTCGAGCCATCATCATTGCCCTACATCATGCACCGTAAGTACATCCCAGACTTTGTTAAGGGTAATGTACTGATTGAGTGTAAGGGTTTCTTTCGTGCAGGTGATACCCTGAAGTACAAGTCAGTACGGGAAAGCTATCCAGACCATGAACTTATTTTCGTTCTGTCTGACCCATACAAGAAAGTACGCAAGGGTAGTAAGCTGTGTATGGGGGCTTGGTGCTACAAGGAAAACTTTGCATACTTCACAGTAAATGAATGCAGAGAGTTAAAGAAATACATGGGGCTAAATGCCGAAGACAAACAGCAGTACAGAGATGAACATTTGAGGGGCGTGTAGTGAGCATACTACTAGCATCCCTTGTCTACTCTGACGTAGAGGAGATTATGACATTCACGGAACTATGCGAAAAGCTAGAGCATCTTGATGAAGAGACAGTCATGGAGTTGCTTGAGATTAACACTGAAGATTTAGTAGTTAGGTTTGAAGACCGAGTAGAACTACACAACGAAAGATTGCAGAAGGAATTATAATGGAACCACAAGACCAAGAAGATGTAAATTACAAGTTTACTTTAATGCCACTAAAGCTAGATAAGATTGATGGCGCAATACTTTTATTCGGCTACCCATTATTTGGTGGCTGGCTACCCTACATGGGCTTTGTTACGTTTGAAAATGAAAGAGAAGAACACATGCGTACGTTTATAATTGAGTGGTTTTTACGTGGCATTATATTACACAGCAATAAGGATGAAGACTGGTATGAGTAGATTATTAGAGAAGAAGACAACGTACACAGTTGACTACCCTAAAGCTATTGACTACTGCGAGCAGCAGGAGAGTATCTTCTGGACTGCCACAGAAATAGAAATGGAGAAAGATATACATGACCTCAAAACTAATCTATCTGACAGTGAGCTACATGGTGTTACTACTGTGCTTAAGTTATTTACTCTCTACGAACTCCACGTAGGTAACGAGTACTGGCTGGACTACGTGCGTAAGACATTCCAACGTCCAGAGATACAGAGGATGGCATCAGTGTTTGGTATGTTTGAACTGAATGTACACGCACCTTTCTATGACAAGCTCAATGAAGTAATGGGCTTAAAGACTGATGAGTTCTACAGCAGCTATGCCGAAGACAAGGTACTGAAAGACCGCATGGCATGGATTGACCGACAGTTTAAGACTGATGACCCTATGCTTATTACGGCTATGGGTAGTATCACTGAAGGTGCAATCCTCTACAGTAACTTCGCCTTCCTAAAGCACTTCCAAGCGGAAGGCAAGAACAAACTGATGAACATGACGGCAGGTATTAACTTCTCTGTACGGGATGAGAACCTGCATAGCGAGGCAGGGGCATGGTTGTTTAAAACCCTTAGAGACGAACTGAAGCCGTCCGAGAAAGAGTACGCTAGGATTGTAAAGAAGATACAGAACACATGCGCTCAAGTCTTAGAACACGAAAGCCGTATCATCGATATGATATTTGAGAGGGGTAACATCAAGGGTATCACTGATACACAGATGAAAAACTTTATTATGTCGCGGTTAAACTTTTGTTTAAACCAACTGGACATAGCTCCTATGTTTACTGTAGAGTATGACCCTATTAGTCAGTGGTTCTACAAGAACATTAACAGTGGTTCACTGCATGACTTTTTCACTAAGCAAGGCAACAACTACACCAGAGACTGGTCGGAAGGTAAATTTGCATGGTAGATAAGGCGATGAAACCCAGTAAGGATAACCGTAAGAAGTTTGACATAGACCTAGCATACGGTGAGGTGATGGAGGACATGGTAGCTGACATGTTCCAGAAGAAAAAGATTGAAGTAAAATCAGAAAAAGGTTTGTGGCATAACACGGGTAACATAGTCATAGAGTATGAAAGCTGGGGTAAACCTTCTGGTATTGAAGCTACAGAAGCTGACTACTGGTTTCATAACCTAAGCCTTGGTGATGACCTGTATGTAACCTTAGCTTTTGAAGTAGCTGGCCTAAAAAGAATTATAGCAAACAATAAGTTTAGGTCAGTACAGGGTGGCGACCATAAGGCATCTAGGATGTGGCTAATACCACTAAAGAAATTATTTGAACAGGAAACATTTGAGGCATTTAGAAGTGGTAAAGCATAAATCAATTTACGATGAGTTAAGTGAAGAGCGAAAGCAGCTACAGGAAGAAGGTAAGCTGCCTATGTGGGTGACTACCCCTGCATGGCAGATACTTAAAGACAAGTACACAACTGAAGACTGCCCCGACCTATACTCAATTTACAAGCGTATCTCTGGCAGGGCTGCTAGTCATATGCACGACAAGGAGCATTGGGGAAAGGTGTTCTTTAACTTAATGTGGAACGGCTGGTTAGCCTGTTCAACACCTGTGTTAGCAAACATGGGAACAACAAGGGGCTGTCCTGTATCATGCAGTGGCAACTATATAGAGGATAGTGTCTATGACTTTTACGATGCACAGAAAGAGGTTGCAGTCCTTAGTAAGAATGGGTTCGGAACTTCTAGTTACCTTGGAGCTATTAGAGAACGAGGAACTCCTATCAGCGGGGGAGGATTGGCTAGTGGAGTACTACCAGTGCTTCGAGATTTTGTCCAGCTATCACGCGATGTATCACAAGGAAATACTAGACGAGGTGCATGGGCAGGATATTTGGAATTAGAGCATGGTGACTTCTGGGAAGTATCAGACCACCTAGTTAATCACCCTGATGACTGTAACCTTGGGTGGTTGGTTACTGATAACTTTATTTCTCGGCTTGATGATGGTGATGCTGATGCAGTAGCACGTTATCAGAAAGCTATGAAAGTTAAGATGCAAACAGGCAAAGGTTACTTTGTATTTATTGACAAGATGAATGCACAGAACCCACCAATGTACGCGGAGCATGGCTTGTCAGTTAAAGCTAGTAACTTATGTACTGAGATTACATTACACAGTGATGAGTTTCATACGTTTACTTGTGTGTTAAGCAGCATGAACTTATCTAAATACGATGAGTGGGCTGACACTGATGCAGTACACAATTCCATTATCTTCTTGGACTGTGTAGCCGAAGAGTTTATACAGATGGGCAAGGGTATCAAGGGCTTGGAAAGTTCTGTACGGTTTACGGAGAGTGGTCGTGCATTAGGTCTAGGCACACTAGGTTTCCATACGTACCTACAGCAGAACATGATTGACATTGAAAGCTTTGAAGCACACAACCTTAACCAGAATATCTTTAAGGTAATCCAGAAGCAGGCTAAGGAAGCCAGCCAGTGGTTAGCAAAAGCTAAGGGTGAGCCTAAGTGGTGTAAGGGTCATGGTGTACGTAACACCCACCTACTTGCAGTAGCTCCTAACAGCTCTAGTGCATTGGTATGTGGTTCTGTATCACAAGGCATTGAGCCAGTGTATAAGAACGTATTCGTACAGGGTAGTCCTGCTGGGGAGATTAACCGTATTAACCCCGTCTTAGTTGACCTGATGAAGTCTAAGGGCGTATACAGTGATGAGACAATCAATCAGATTATCAAGGACAATGGTTCAGTACAGCTAGTCGATTGGCTAACTGATGAGGAGAAGGCTGTCTTCAAGACTAGCTTTGAGATTAATCAGGAAGTGTTGGTACGTCTAGCCAGTGCAAGACAGAAGTATATCTGTCAGGCACAATCACTAAACTTATTCTTTCCTAGTGATGTACCTGAAGCAGAGATTAGCCGAGTACACAAGCTCGCCTTCAAAGATAAATACATAAAATCATTGTACTATCTAAGAAGCGAGGCAGGTGTACGTGGCAGCAGTGGTGAATGTATTGCATGTGAGGGTTAGTTAGTTTGTTTGAACCCATTATTTACTAAGTTAAGCATTACATCGTCAGTAATTAAACCACGCTTTAAGTAGGGGTTAAATAGGTTAGGGTTTTCCATAATACGGGAAGCCTTATCTATTGACGACATGCTAGCAAATTTCTTATCAGCTTCACTCTTACCTAAAATCTTATCTTGCTCTCTCCTTTTAAACTCTTTCCCAAACTTTTGCATTAGGGCAGGGTCTTCAGTGTTTTTAAGCAGGTTAGAAAAATTACCGTACTGCGTCAAGCCTTCATCATATCTGTCGGATATACTAACGCTTCTTTGTCTTGGTAGGGTTACTGTCTTGTTTTCCATAATAGCAAAGTAATCTCTACCACTAACCCCACTTTCATTTAAGACTTTTGTAATCTCATCAATAGCTTTTTCTTGTTTCATCCCCGCCTTCTGAGTAAACAATGTGTTTAGTTTAAGTACTAAACCCCTAACACTTTGTAGGTTTTCGTTGTAAACTCTGTTAGCTTCTTGATAAGATTTCTCTAACTCAATAGGGCTTGTTTCATTACGCTCTAACTGACTTAAATAACTAGAGTAGTTACCCCTAGCACTTTGCATAAAGGGTTTAACTTTAAAAGGTGCGCTCTCCTTTACATCATAATCATACATACGAAAACCAGCACCACGGGCGAGTAGTTCACTCTTAGAGTAGTCCCCTTGTTCCCTTGAAAGTTTTTTCCACCTTTCAATATCCTTAACAAATCCCGGCATAAATAGTTCTTCAGCAACGAACTGTGCTTTATCAACAAATCTTTTTGTACCAGCTACTTCATTAGTAATACTTCTACCATTCTCAAGTTCCTTGTTAAAAACAGCCGAGTAGAGTGGCGCTAAAACTATTGAGCCAGTCCCTGCAAAAGTATCAGATAAAACATTGCCTAATTCGCTAATTGGTTTGTCAGACCACGCTGCATCCCAGAAGTTACCCATTAAAGTGTGTGGGACTGTGTACGTAGAGTTTGCGTATTTACCCTTGAGTGGATTGTCTTTGTCGGGAACGTAAACAACCTGTTGGTTTTCATCCCACGGTGCTAAGAAAGAGGACACAGCATCCTGTTGCTCTGGGGTGTACTCAGCAGCGTCTGTGTTCCAAGCCTTAACTGCTGCAACTGAACCCCCTGATACAGCAGCAAACATAGCTACCCGTTTAAAACCCTCTCTTCTCATAGCACCTTTCTGATTGGCTGACATCTTACTAGGGTCTAAGCCAAACTCTTTACCGAAAGTACCCAACGTCATTTGCTTTGCGTACCTAGACTGATGCCACATATTACGTGAGAACTCTAACGAGAAAGCAACAAAAGGATTTAAACCACCAATCTTAGATAAGAACCTAAAAATAGATGGTATCTTAGCGTACTGTTGGTACACATCATTAGTAACTAGCGCAGCCACTCTTTTAATTTCATCTTCCCCAAGGTCTGGGTAAAACTTACTTATTACGGATTGCTGATGTTTGAAGACGCTGTAGCGCATAGCCGTATCAGTTACTTGGTATGCTTTAGATAGTGGGTTTACAACTTTGTCTAACCCTTTTGATAATTGACTATTGTTTAAACCATTTCTAATATCATCAACTAATACGTTACCGTCACCAAGACCTAGCGATTGCATCTCTTGTATATCAGCTATAAAAGCTGCCCTTTCTTTAGCAGTGCCTTTATTAAAGCCATTGTCAAACCATTTAAAATCAGACAGGGCAAACCTACCACCTTTTGCCCAACCCTTTGTTAACGGCATAGCCATGCCCGCAGACATTGCAGTAAATAAAGAGCCGTAGAAATTAATAGGGTATGATGATGGGTTTAAGAGTACTTTAGTACCCTTTGCTGCGGTATTAACATTATTATATAAATCAGCAGCAGCTTTTAAATTAACATCCTCTATCTTATTACGGCCATAGTTTGTGTAAGATGCGTTTACTGCTGTTGCTAATTCTGGAGAAACAAAGACTTGTGTCTGCTCTGGTGTTTGATACTTTAAGTTTAGTGGTACTAAATCAGCCGAAGCCCTATTAGTAGCCTGACCAGATTTTAATAAGGCATTAATTATATCTCTGTCGTTCTCGTGGCCAATTACTAAGTCACCTAGGTGAGATAAAGTACCTTGTATTCTATCGGCTGGTTTATCTAATCTGCCTAAGTACTTTGCTTCTTCTACTCCTACAAACTTTTTAGTTTTTAAAATACCATCAACTAGTTTAGGAGTATAGTTTACTTGTTTTTCTTTTAGTGACTGGGCACTGTTAGCTTCTAGAGACGCTAGATGCTCTTGCGCTTTAACTCGCGCTTGCTCCATAGTAATTGTTTTTGTTTTTGCTGCCCTTGCCATTTCCTCAATAGCTAAAGCTCTTTGCTTGGGGTCACGTTTAAAGTTAGGGTCAGTAAATATCTTATACTGGGTAGTAGTGTATCCTTCCCGTATAGATTTATTAATTGTATCGAGCAATTTAACTTTTTGTTTTTGCGTCTTAAACTTAATATGCCCTGTGTCAATTACCTCAACTAATCTACGTTGCAAGTTTTTTAAGTTATCATCAAAAGAAAGCAATGCACCATGTAAATCAGGATTGTCTGTTATCTTGGAAGTAAGGACTTTATCGTTTAAAAAATTAGTAATATCTTTTTCAATAGTAGGGTCTGCCTTAATTGCATTATCTACTTTTTGTGCTAAAACTTCTGCGGATTGCCTAGTGGCATTAATAGACTTTTGCCCAATAAAAGCAATATCATTTACAGCGCGACCTGTAGTAAACTGTGGTAGCACTTGATTTAAAGATTGTTTGGTTTTTTCCGAAAGAAATTTAGAAGCATTTAATAAAGGCTCCGTCAACATACCAACAGATTTTTCAGTCTCAGTTTCGTTTACTTGGTTACTTATCTTACGGCTAATCTCAGCCTTTGCTTTAGGAATGCCAGCCGATAAGGCATCTGCTACTTCTTCTTGTGCATCAGGACTTCCAGTAGCTACATAAGCATCAATTTCTGCTGGTGTTTTTCTGGATAAAACTTGAGACATTTTTGGTGTATACCTACCAAGAGCGCCACCAAGAACTGTACCGCCCGCCGTGTAAGTAACAAACTTTTCAACGCTAGGTAAATCACCCTCGTCAATAACAGATGTAGCAACCGCTTCGCCTGCACCAAGAGCTGCACCACGTTTAGCCTCTTCCTTTACGGACTGCTTAACTAGCTCTTTAGTTATCTTAGCACCAGAGGCAGCTTTCTGTGCGGCCTTACCACCCGGCAATACGTTAGCTATACCACCAATAATGGCACGACCCCAAGAATAACTATCTCTTCCTTCTAGTTCTTTGGCTGCAAGATTTCCAGCCACGCCAGAAGCAAAAGATAATATAGGGTAAGACAAACCTAAAGTAGCAGGGGCAAGGGCAGCACCTGCAACATTACCCGCAGTACTAATAGCTACATCAGCAGCAAAACCCGTAGCCACTTCACTAAGCTCTGGCTCGTCACTTTCTTTAGTGCTGGTATACTTTGTGTATTTTTCTAATAGTTCTTCTTTTGAAGTGCCTTCGGGTACATTTTCTATTACTGTCCCATCGGGCATTTTTACATTGTATGTAGCCATAAATACCCTATTACATTTCGTTAAATTTTAAGGTTGATGTAGTAGTAGTAGGAGTAGGAGTAGTCTCACCACTTTCCGTACTGCCCATGTTGCCTAGGAGAGTATTAATCTTCGCTTGGATTTGGTCTATGTTACCCTTTTCAAATTGCTGCTGTAATGCATCATTTTCGTCTACATAAGTAATTCTATTAGTAATCACTAATCCTTTTTCATCTGTCACTGGCTCAACTTTTACACCGCTTGGATTTTGAAGTAGGAAATCTTTTGCCTTTTGTTTATTTTGTGTATTAACAGCCCCGTCATACAAAGCGTCAATGGTAGCAACCATATTAAAAGTTGCTGGGTTAGTAGCAGCAACTTGTTTTAGAAAAGCAAAGTCTTCTGGTGTCTCAGCCGTAAGAATACCTTCTTGTATTGCAGTTAGTGCAGTATCTCCAGCTATTGCAGCTTCCATTTCAGCGTCCACTGCACCATCACCACTTGGCTTAGCTATTTTATCTCCTAAACCAATTGCAAGAGTATTTAACAAACCCTGAAAACCAACACCACTGTCAGCAAACATAGTTTGAAACCTATCTTTATTTTCTGCGGTGCGTTCTCTAGCTAGTTTTTGTGCCATTGCGCCCTTGCCAACCATAGCCTTAGCCAATCCCATAGAAGTATTATCTTCCGTACTATCAGTGGGGGCAACAATAGGAGTAGCAGTACCCTGTGAGTATTGCTGCTGTGCGGTTTGTAACATACTTGGTATATTTTGTGCCATTATTTTTCCTACCTATTACGAGTTAAAAAAGCCACCGGCTGCAAACGGATTACTAAAAGTTCCACCACCCGCTAAGTACGCCTCTGCGCCAGATTGTAGTAACCCTTTAGTCCCAGCAGTAGCACCACCGTAAGGTGTACCAGCAACCATGCCACCACGGATTTGTTCCATCTGTAGTGCAGCTAGTGCAGCGTCTCGGCTATTTTGGTCTAGTCCTAACGCTTGGTTTAACATGCCAGATTGTCCAGCGCCTAATTGCTGTAGGTAGTTTTGTCGGTTAAGTTCGTTTTGTTGGAAACCAGATAAGGCTTGATTAAACAACTGATTGCCTTCTTGCATGGCAGCAGCCCTAGACCCAGAGTACAGGTCAGTCATTGCTTGGCCTTGCCCTCTTGCTAAACCAAAGGCATCAGGATTAACCATGCCTCCACCTGTGCCAGCCCCTGCTGCATCACCAGCTAGCATTAGACCCATGCGACCTGAGCCGAATAAGTTATTCTGTAGCTGTTGTTGTTGTTGTGCAAACACTGGGTTTAGTACGTCCATGCCTGCATTAAAATAACTTTGCGTAGCCTGTGCAGGGTCAAAGTTATAATTAAAATCAGCAGGTCGGTTTTGTAGCTCTTGTAGCTGTAGCTGTAGCAATGGGTCAACAGCATCTAGCTGTGTATTCATTATGCCAGCTAATCTAGGGTCGCCAGTATTCTCTACACCAAAATTACTTTGGTCTTTATCAATACTAATTTGCGTATCGTACAAAGGGCTAGTAAAACCAAAAGGCTTCATAAAAGCATTTGGATTTTGCTTTGCTGCTTTAGGGGCTTTACCGCCTAACGCGCCTGTTACACTTTTTACTGCACCACCCATTACGTACTCTCCTTAATCCATATAGGTCTATCTACACCGTCAAGACACTCTATAGTTTTATAATAATTAAAACCGTACATTTCTAAAAACCTCTCACTTGGTCTTTCGTTATTTTCAACATTACGAAGTACATATAAAATCTTATATTTATTAATTAATTTATTTACTTCTTTAGCTATTTGTTTCTTTGTAGTCTTGCTCCAGTTATAAACTGTGCAATGTATAAATTGTTTGCCATCCACTTCTTCTAAACTCATATTAAATCTATCTGTTTTAGATACAGTTTTCACTATGAAATTCGTAAGAACATGCTAGTTGTTTTGTAGTCTGATGTTAAAAGTAAGTAGCCCATGATGCGCCAAGTGCCTGTTGGAAATATCGTATTATTACTTTGTACAATAATACCACTATCAGCAGTAATGTTTGGGTTTTCAACAATACCAGCGTAACGTAAGTTAGAACCAGCAGTAGTTGAGCCAGGAGCTAATGAACCACCAGCACCTACATACTCACAAAAAGCATAAGTACCAATAGCACCTAGTTCTTTTGACTGTACTGTAATACCTGTTATAGCAGAGCCATCACCAACAAAGGAAGCTGCTGTAACACTACCACTTACAGTGGCATTACCTGTTACACTGATAGCTTGAGTTGGTGAGGCAGTGCCAATGCCTACTCGATTGTTGGTTGCGTCTACAGTAAGTGTAGTACCATCTACAGTTAGGTCATCAGCTACTACGTTAGTAAACGTACCAGCAGCCTTAGTAGTTCCACCAATTACTGTGTTATCAATAGTACCACCATTAACATCAGCAGTAGTTGCAGTAAGGTTAGCAACTGTTACACCACCACCATCTGCAATTACAATGGCATCATCACCATCTGTATACTCAATAAGTGGTGTGCGTACTGACGTGCTACCTGTTACGATTGTTCCTGTTACGGCTGCTGCTGTGTCTGCACCAATAATTGTTGCATCAATAGCTCCACCATTACAATTAACACTTGGTATGGTTGTAGAGCCAGTAAATGTTGTATTGTTTACATCAGCTTTAGAGTTTACAGCAGTTTGAATACTGTCAAACTCATCGTCAATCTCTGTACCTTTGACAATCTTGTTAGCGTTACCAGTAGCCAGTGCATCTTTAGCTGCAAAGTCTGTGGTTTTAGTATAGTTACTCATTAAATAATCCTACCTTGTTTAGCGTAAACGTCTAGTTTTTGGACGCTTAGTTGTGCGCCATCTATGTGTGTTTCAATACCAATTTGTACTATGTCACCAGAGCCAGACACTGAAGCTGCTAACCTGTCTAGTGACACACCTAAGTTATACTCAGCTACTGTTGCTGCATTAGCTCCGTACTCTGCTACGCCGTACTCTGCTACGTTAGTTTCCTTCAACGTAAATGGTGTACTAAAGTATGATGTGTTGTAGTCGTATCCTACTTTTAACGAGAAGTTTTGACCACTACTACCTATTGCTGTAACAGAAGCCTTCTTTAACATTTTATTTACGTTAGCAGCACCTAAATCAAAATGGTTAGTATAGTACGACATAGGATAACCAGAACCATTATCCTGATAACCTTTGTACTCAGCTATACCATCGACCTGTGTTAAGTACATAGCCTTGTTAGTTGCATCGTAAATGTAATCTGTATGATTTAGGTTATTCCATGTAGTGCAACGTAAGGAAGCATCTTCCAATGTGGTTCTTGTATCAAAGACAAACTGTGTCTGTGCTTCAGGTAAACTAATTAAGTAGATAGCTTCATCTGGAAAGTAGCAAGACTTAACTAAATCAAGACTAGCCTCTCGGTTTACAATGTCCATGAACGTATCTCTGACATTCTTAGTCAGGTCATTCATAGGTGCAGACTTCTCTTGGATTGTACGGCCTAAAGAACGTAAGCCAGTAGCCGATAAGAAAGCTACGTCAGTACCTGTGTTCTGTATACTATCTCTTGCAATACAACCAACACCTTTAATTACTTCCACTAAGCGTAATGTGTTTACGTCAAAGCTACCTTGAAAGCTATCTTGGTCTTGGAAAATAATAATGTTGTCTTTGCACAGTATGAATAGGAAACCATTGTGTGCAGCAAGTCCTGTAATCACGTCAGAGCCTTTAGGAAGGACACCTGATATGTTTAGGCTACCTGCACTACCAGAACCCCATCTAGCTCCATCTAGGAGGTCTGAGAAGTATACTGTAGTTTTATTAGTTGTAGTGTCAGCAGCCCATAAACGACCATAAGCAGACAGGACAATGTTAGCTAGTGGTGCTGTGCCATCATAGTCAGCGTGTTGGTCTATGGACTTAAATTCGTTGGGCGTAGTCTCATTGGTGTAGTACAACGGCTTGTAGCCACGTTGAAAGAAGTACGCTCTGTCATTTAATGTAACGCCTTGCCAGTTACCAGCAGCAATAGTGTCTGTAGTAGTTGGTGTACGTTCCGTTAAGGTAGTTAAGCCTGTGTAAAAAGTATCAGCACTCCATGATACTAAAGTATTTACACCAGTAATATCTAGGAATGGGTGCATACCTAGTAGGTTAGCATCAGTACCACCTGACGAAGTACGATAAGACCAACCTTTCCTAGCACCTAGTCTACCAAACTCATCAATCACGCAGTTGTTAGCTTCTAAGGCAAATCTTGGGTCATTAGCTACACTACTCTCTTGAGTATTTAAACCTAAAAAAGCTGGTGCTACTAGTGATGCTGTTACTAAAGGTTTTGCCATTATGCTGTACTCACTAGGTAAGGAGTTTCTTCAAAGGTCAACATGCACGATATACCAGTAGCATTAGCAGAGCCTGTAATTTTATAACCACTTTCTAGCATTACATAACCACCATCTTGTTTTAATTCAATATAGTCGCCAGCACCTAAAGACTTAGAACCAATAACAGTAATAGTTTCATCGCCTTCAATTCTTACTCGAACATCACTAACTGTAGAACCTGCGCCATTAGACACAAAAGCCAGTACCCACTTAGCCCTAATATTAGGTGGCACTGTGTATAACGTCCTGTCAGCAAGTGATGCTGCTGTAAGCGCTAAGTTTTCTTTTAGTATAGTCTTAGCTTTCATAGAAAATAGTCTCGTCTGAATGCTTCGCTGCGTCTAAGGCTATTGCGTCTTGTAGTGCGTTCTGCGCCCTAGCAAATGCACTAACAGGACTAGCTCCACCATCTTCACCACGCTCTTCTACAGCTAGTGCATAAGCTAGTAGTTCAATGGGCTTAGTAGGTACGCTAAATGTAGTAGCATCCGAGGATAATTCTGGTGAGCGTAAGATACAGTTAAAGTAAATAGTGTACGCTTTATCTGGGATTGGAAACAAGTCGACCTGAGTATCACCATCTGGGCTAATGCCGTTGAAGGAGTAGTAGTAAGGTGAACCTGTTTGTGGGGTGCTGTTTAAAAAGTAACTGTTAAAAGTATGAGCATCTTTCTCTTTAAGAAAGAAGTTGTCACTCTCGTTAATAACGTCAAGTACTGTTAGTCTATTTTGTGAGCCGTTTAGCTCATAGTTAAATACGTTTGCTGTAGTTGTAGCCGAAAGAGTAGTACGTAGACCAGACCAAGACCATGCGTTTTCTACATCACGTAGCGCATCATTAACTAATACTCCTATCAAAGAAGAGTAGGTGCTTTCTTCTACTGTCGATACAGTACGTTCTCTCAAACGTTTTAATATATTGTTTACTACTTCTAAGTAAGTCATTATTTATTATACCATGTTTTTAAGGCAATGTCAAGGATTACCATTTAGATTTGTTAGCCCAGTAAGCTGCTGACATCTTACCCTTAGCTATGTTCTTACCATGTCGTGCTTTAAATGATTTACGTTTAGCTTTCATACGTGCGCTTTCGCCAGCTTTAGGCTTGCCTGCTGTACTAGCACCCTGCTCGCCATAGCGAATAGTTTTAACCTTATCGCCTTCTTTAGCTACTACTACGTGTGATTTCTTAGGGTGGTTAGGTGTACGTTTAGGTTTGTTGTAACCTGATACGCCAGCCCTTGCTAGTCGTGGGTCTTTTTTATTAGCCGCCATTGTTATACCTTTGGTAGTCCACCATTGCCAGATAGCCACAGAGCTAAACCAATAGCTACAGCTCCACTAATCCACAGAAACTTCTTTACAACACTCTTACCAACGTCTGCGTAGACCTTCTCTAAGGCTTTCTCAGCGGCTTTCTCGGCTATAGTGTCTATGTCTGCTTCCGTTAAATACCTGTTGTCTTCTTGGCTCATTAGATACCTACGTCTGGTAACGCTGCTGCCTTTAGTTCGTCTACAGTAGTCATACTATCTACTTGTGCTGGTGCATCACGTAGCTGTTGTTTCTTAGTTACGATAGCTGAAGTATCAGAACCAGCTTCCTGTGCTTGCATGTACTGAATGTCCAGAGTTGCTAGTAAAGGTTCACGCTCTTTACGTAGTCTGTCCTTAGTAATGTCTTTAGCTTTATCTACGTTTACTACTATTCCCATGACCATGCCTCACGAAATGTTCTATCTGATGGTACTTCTGATGCGTCTACAATGTGATAGCTAACGCCTTCAGGTACATCCTTAGCTGCAATTTCTTCAATAGTTAAACCACACTCAGGTGCAGGTATAATTACTGCTACACCACCTTCTTCTGTTTCATATATAATTCTTTCGTTCATTTGTTTTCCTTCTTATTTAGCGGAAAATGGCAAGTGAAATAGTGTCGCTATCTTGCGCGGATTGACCTACAAATACATTTACGCCAGTAGTAGAAAACGAATAACAACCACCATCTTTATTTGCGTTAGAGGTAACAGCAGCATAGTCTGCATCAACCATAGCGGTAGTAAAGTTTGCGCGATATCTACCAGTCCCTCCATCAGTAATGCTAGATACATTTGCACTATTATAAATAGCTACAGTACCAGTGCCATTAAACTTAACCCAAGCACGACAACCATATGCAGTAGCGGCTGAACCATATCCTGAATTAAACTTGAGATTGCCACTGCTGTCGATGCGCATACGTTCTGTGGCATTGGTGTCAAAGATAAGTGCTTGATTTGCCTGTTGTGAAATACGAGCGGCAGTATTTGACAAAAACCGCAGTTGCGTTTCGCTAGTGCTATCCCCAGAAATGTTTATTGCAACAAAACCTGCACCTGCAACTTCTAAGTCAGGTGTTGTTACACCATTAGTGCCATCTAATGTTATTGCCATTTATACACCTGCCTCTAATGCTGTGATACGTGCTTCAAGTTCTTGTATTGTAGCTACTAGTAGTGGTACTAGTTTAGCTTGGTCAATACCTTGCGATACAATTTGAGTTTCTGTACCAATTACGTTATTATCTTCATCATAAATGTTGACTTCAGCAGTAGCATCTTTCTCGCCAGACACTGCTTCTGGCACTACTTCAGCTACCTCATGTGCTAAAAAGCCATCTACTGTAGTATCTGGGTCTTTAATAAAGTTAAAACGTATTGGGTTTAACTGTTTAACACGCTCAGTAGCATTTGTAATTGGGGTGTTGTTTTCTTTAAGTCTGTAGTCAGAAGATGTTGTGTAAGTTGTTGAGGTACCACTAGTGAATATTGTACCACAATCACCATTAGGATTAGCAAAACCTATGGCTGTAAGAGCAGCAGTTGAGTTTTGCTTAGAAACTGCACCAGCTCTAACCCCAGCCTTGCCACCAAACTGCAAGGCTGCTGTACCAATACCACCACTAGAATAAACTGATGTTTCACCAACTAAGACTTGACCAGTAGAGGCAACACGCATGGCTTCTGAGCCTTTCATATTAACTACAAGTCTAGCATCAGAGCCTTCGCTATTTATATCTACATCAATAGCTAACGCGCCTACAGAACTAGCTGCATTAATGCTATGGTCTGCACCAGTATTCGTAGCGGTTAGGTTTAATTTGCTATCAGTACCACTTACATCAATACTTGCAGTTGTAGCTACACCACCTGTTACATCAACGCCTGTGGCAGTAACAGTGGCTGTAGTAGCACCATTACTTTGAATTAGTACATCGTTACCTGAGCCATCTGCATTTAAGGTTAGGTCTTCACTTGAAGATTTGACTGTACTCATATTATTTATCCTTTTGGATACTTGTTCTTGACCGCTAGTATTTCAGCAGCCATATCATCTGGAAAAGAACCAGCATGGTATAGAGCGTCTAGTTGGTCGCCAATACTAGGATAGGCTTTAGCTCTACTACGCGCGTACTCTTGTGCTTCGTATTCAGCTATTAGCTCAGCTTCCTTAGCAGCAATCTCCATAGCTGTTGGCTCAGTCTGTTTTGTATCTAGCCACTCTAGCTCATCGCCACGTAGTACCCATTCTGCTTCTGGTCGTAAGGCTTGTAATGCTTTATGTTTCATTATCCTGAAATCTCCATAGCAATAATACTTGATGCGGAAGTAGCAAAGATAGAGCTATCGCCCCAACCATCTATACCTCTGTTAATACCTACAGTACCTTGTGGGTCTGCCCTACGCATACGTATCTTATAAGTAGTAGCACTAGTAGTTGCTGGGCTATCTTCATAAACTACAGAAGTTGGTAATCCTACGTTGCTGTCAGCAAAAACATAAAACGCGGAAGTAGCTTGCTGCCTTAAGCCAATAGTATCACCAATAAAGATAGGCGTATCACCACGAGTTAAATCAATGAAACATTTAGATAGTCCAGCGTTCCAAGCCATATCCACCTTAGCCATAATAAGTATTTTACTTGATGTGCTTCTTGGTGTGATAGTTACAGCAAGACCAGTATCTACATTTGTTTGGGACGTAGTTAAGAAAGTGCTTGTAAAAGTATCTTGCACAACCTGAAGTACTGTTTGGTCGCCTGTAGACACTAACGTACCTGCATTGTCAGGAAGTACTAATTCTCTACTAGTATCTGAATTTGGTGAAGTTAATGTAAATGTACCTGTACCGCTTGCATCACCTGTAATCTTTACTTTACTCATTATACAATAATCCAAGTTGAGCCAGAAGGAACTGTAACACTAACACCACTTGATACAGTAATTGGGCCAGCAGTCATAGCGTTCTGACCTGTAGTAATAGTATAGTCAGTATCTACTGTTTGGTCATTTTCCCAAAACACCCTGTCATCACCACCACCTGTAGCACCTGCACTAACAACACCCCAAGAAGTATCACTACCATCTGTAGTTAAATACTTACCTGAATTACCTGTTTGGTCTGGAGTAA